TATATCATCTAACAACATTACCTACGAAAAAATTATGACTCCTTTGAGAGATAAACTACGAACAGAGTTTAAAGGTGCATTGCCAATTTATTTTGATACAAAACATCAAGACATTGGAACAAAGTCATTGCGTATATATCCGACATCTCAAGAATTACAAGATAAACGAACAAATAGTTTTATGAATCTATATAATATAGAAATGGATTATGTAATCAATACAAAATTAGATAACGAAAAAGCACTAGATGTTATGTACAAAGATGTAAGTCGAATAGAAACGGTTTTATTTAATAATTCTAATGGTGGAAGCATACCATATTTTTATGCAGCAATGCCTACCATAGAACACAATATTGATGTAGAAATACAAGATTCTTACGTTTCGAGAATATCAGTTCCAGTTCTATATGAAGAGGTACACGAGAAGTTTGTGAGATTTGTTACCTCTAATGATAAATTCTTTGTACTTTCAAATGGATCTTTTTATATTGTAAGGAGTTAATTATGGCTAAAAAATATAAATTAAAAGACGAACTTATGCCTAGAAAACCTAGCTTTCTTAGGTTAGACTATTCTGACTGGGCAAAACTTAATGGTGGCAAATCTGTAGAATTAGATAGTGTGCCAGAATTAGCAAAAGATTATTTAGAAGAAGTAAAATCAAAAGTAAAAGAGGTAAAGTAAAATGGCAAATCTAAGTGCAGCATTTTCTCCAAAAGAGTTTGAGTTGGCTATTGCTCACGAAGCAACAGTAGGAACGGCAAGTTCAACGGTAGGAGATTATATATTAATGAATATTGATTCAATCGAAATGCCTTCATTGAATCCACAACAAGTTTTAGATGTAAGACACGGAGCAGGAAGAACTTTAAAAGAAGTAGATATGTTCCTATCAAACAATCTTACTATTAAAGAAATAAGTTTTTCAGGAATTGCAGACGCAACCATTCTACCAAAATTAGTTAAAAATATTACACAAGATGCAAGTGGTGCTTCTTCTATACCAGCATCTTATGATCCTTCAGAGTTAAAAATAGGCGATAGTACATCAACAGCAGATGTAGGAACATTTAGTGTGTTATTAAATGTACCAGAATCTAATAACTCAATGTTATTTGTTGGTTGCGTTTTAACATCTCTTACTCTAAGTGGAGATATTAGTGAAGAATCAGGAAGAATTAAAATGTCAGGAACTTTTAAAACTGGCTCAAAACCAGATTTTACCAGCAACTTGAATCCAACAAGCACAGCTCACTTTAATACAAACTACTTTACAACAGATTATGGAGATGACGCAGATACTAATGCAGTAACAGTTATTGCAGGTGTTGCAGATCCTATTCTAAAATCATTTAGTTGCACTATTGAAAACGATGCTCAGTTTATGGGATTCAACGCAGCAGGTAATTTTCAAATTATTGCAAGAGCTTTACCAGAAGCATCTGTAACATTTGATTCAGTAATTAAATACGACGCAGATACAGACGGATTAGTTGCTTCTTTTGAAGGGCAATCATCATCTACAGTAGCAAACACACTAACAGCAAAAGATAGTGTTACTAGAAATGTAGATTTCTCAATACCAAAAGCAATTATTACAGATGTATCTTTCTCAGAAGAAGAAGCTATGTTCTTGTCAGTAAGCACAAGAGGAGTAGCAGGTACTTCTGGAGATTTAGTTGCTATTACTATAGAGTAAACAAATAAAGGATAACCAATGTCTAAAAAAATAACACTCAAGAGTGGTGTAAAAGCTACCCTTGTAGAAATGTCTGTGGACAATTTTGATAAATGTATGGATTCTATACAATTTGAAGAAGTCGATGGAAAGCAATTAATTAAAAATCAATTTGCACTAAGCACACTATGGATTAGAAACGGTGTTGAAGGTGCAGATGATAAATATATTAAATCTTTGTCTGTAGAAGATAGAGTAGAATTGCAATTAGCTATTCAGGAATACAATAGCTTGGGGGAATAGAAACCCTCTCACTTGAATTAAACATACTTATAGATGATTGGTGTGAGGGTTGCAAATATTCTACCTTTCCATATAAAGCTAAGTTACCTCTTAAAAAGAATAACAGCATTCACACCTTTACATCTATGGACGATGTATGGTATGTAGTAGATCTATTAAAACAAGAAGTTGAGGAACATAACGCTACTTCTGAAAAACAATTTGAAATACATCAAGCTATTATATCTCATATACCTTTTTTTACTTGCCCTAATCATTTTATAAGCAAAGAATATCAGCGTGATATACAACGATATACTTATTGTAAAAAAATGAAAGTACCCCCCTTTGAAGGATCATACGGAAATCAACCAAAAAAATGGATTGATAAGTGCAATGTTATAGAAAAAATGTTAAATTATATTCAATCACAACAGATAAAAAAAAGTAAAGATGGCTAAAAGATACGAAATAGAATTAAGATTTACCTCCCCTGGTGCAAAAAAATTAAGACAAGCACTAGACTCCTTAGCAGCAGCTCAAAATAGATTAGCCCAAAAACAATCTAAATTGAATGTCCAAAGCAAGATGGCTGAAAATGTCACACAAAAAATGATTCAGTCACAAGAGAAGCATCGTGTAGCATTATCAAAGAGTAGAGTTCAAATTGTTCAACTCCAGAAAAGAATAGAACAATTAAATCTTAAAAACAAACTACTCAAACAAAGAATAGATAAAACAACTGGCTCTTTTGGTAGATTAAGATTGGCTACTGCTGGATTGCAAAGACGACTTGGTGCTATTAGAAACACAATGCTTCTGTTTACTTTTGCCTTTGGTGCTGCGTTAAATGCAGTAAGAGGATTTATACAAACATCAATGCAGTTTGAGGCAGTTAAAGTCAGACTAAATGCGATGTTTGGCTCTGTTGAAAGAGGTACAGCAGCATTTGAAACATTTAATGAAGTAGCAGCAACCACACCATTTACATTAACTGATGTTGTAGAAGCTGGTGCGGCATTAAAAGCGTTTGGTACAAATGCAGAAGAGATGATAAAACCTACTGCTGACTTAGCAGCCTTTATGGGTGTAACTGCTACTGAAGCAGCACAAGCACTTGGTAGAGCATTTGCTGGTGGTGCAGGAGCAGCAGACATTCTTAGAGAAAGAGGTATTTTGCAATTAGTTCGTGATTTTAAAGGATTAGATGATTTATCAAAATTAACTTTACCTCAATTTAGAGAGGCATTAACAGATACATTGCTTGATCCAGCTTCTGGTATTGCAGGTGCTACAGACGCATTATCTAAAACAATGACTGGTATGGTTTCTAATTTAGCAGACGCAGTTACTAGAATGGGTGCAGGTATTGGAGATTTCATTAAATTTAAAGGTGCTATACAAGGAATGACTACCTTCTTTAGTTCTTTTGCAAACTTTCTTTCTGAAGTAAATAAAACAAATGTAGATAAAATTAAAGAGCTTAATAAAGCTCTAGGTATTGAAATACCAGACGACACTCTTAAAAAATCAAAAGAAGCATTAGAAATAAGACAAAAACAATTAGAATTAATATTAGATCCTACAACTAATCTTACAAAAGCAAGTAGCGATTTAAATAAAGCACTTCAAGATGAATTAGAGCTAAGAGAGTTTTTAGAAAGTTTTGGTAAAAAAACTGCTATGAGAGATAAAGATGGTGTGATGCGTTCGAAGGGATTTGTTAGAACGCAGATTGATAGAGCTGAAGCTACAAGAAAAGCTCTTGAAATTCAAGTAGACGGTTTTAAAGAATTAGATGCAATACAACAAAAATTAGTTATTACAAATTTAAATCTTGATGTAGCCAATAGAGATGCTGTTGAAAGTTTTGCATCTGGATTACAACTATTAAATGATATAGCTGATAAAGAGCCATTGGATTTAGGCTTGTCTTTCAGAATGGGAGGCTTTGATATACAAGCATTTACAGACGATATAGCTGAACAAGTAGCTTCTGTAGATAAAGCAAAATTAGATAGAGCCTTCGAATCATTGTTAGAGTTTGAAACATTATTCCAGGATCAGCTTGTTAATGGATTTATGAACTCTTTTAATCAAATTATTGCTTTACAAAAATCAAATTTAGATCAAAGAATAAACAATGAAATAAAAGCACTAAAGAAAACAGATAAGTTTAGAAATGCTTCTATAGAACAAAGACAAACAATGGAAGATGATATTCGTGCTAAGTTTGCAGATGAACAAAAAAGAATATTTAAAATACAAAAAGCAATGCAAGTATCAAAAATTGTTATTGATACTGCTGCTGCTATAAATCAACTTATGCAAACTGCTTTAGCTGCAAGTTTAATTGATCCTTCTGCACCAGCAAGAGCAAAAGCTATATCTATTGCAATGGGAGCAGTTTCTGCAGCACAAATAGCAACGATTGCAGGACAACAAGCACCAGCCTTTGCTCGTGGTGGCTCTTTTGTCACGCAAGGAAAACAAATGATTATGGTTGGAGATAATCCAGGTGGTAGAGAAAGAGTAGATATTACACCATTATCAACTCCAGATTTTGGAGATGCAGGTGGTGGTGCAAGTATCAATGTAAATATTATGGGTAACGTTATTGGTACACAAGAATTTGTAAGAGATAATTTATTACCAGAGATTGAAAATTCAATTAGACGAAATCTTGCATAATGCCATTAACTGCTTCAACGGATTACAAAAATGCATTGACTTCTACTATAAAGGAAGAGTGGATATTTGAATTAAGAAATAATACTTACACCGACGGCTCTGTCAATACGCAATACATAAGAATTGGTACTGCTTTAGTTGGTAGTGGTGCTACACAATATCATTCACTAATTACTTCTTTGCCTTCAATCAGAGAAAGTATTGATTTAGTAGAGTCTACATCCAAGGTTGGAAACATTAGTATAACTTGTGTCAATGGGCAATTATCAAACCATAGTAACGCCACTCTTGCAGAAGAGATTTATGGTGGCACAAGAAAATATATAAACAGAGATGTTGTTGTTCAATCAAGAGTTGGTGGGCATACAAATACTATTTATACTGGTAGATTAAAGTCTGTAAGATTGCAAAATCAAGATGTTGTTACTATAGAAATAGCAGCAAGAACTCCTATTGACTTTTTAAAAATACCAGAACATACAAGTCAATCAGGTAATTTTTTTCCTATACTTTACGGTACTGCTACACCTCTATCATCATCTGTAAGTAATCCAGGATTTAATCAATACGATTCTGTAAAAGTTTTTCCTTTGGAAGTGGACACCTTAAATAACAATAGATATAATTGTTTAGCACATCAAGCAGTAACTGGTGACGGAAGATTGCATTATCCAATAAAAGATTTATTTCATACTGACGGTAATCCAATATTTACATCATTAGACGATCAACAAAACAGCTCTACAAATGTGTATGAAGGCGTTACCGACTCTG